TCGGGCAGAACCCGGACGAGGCCGCCCGACTGTCCAAGATGAGCCCGTCGCGCGCCGCGATGGAACTCGGACGGATTGCAGCGCGGTTCGATGCCCCTGCAAAGCCTGCGCCGAACCCGAACCCGACCCCGAAAGACAAGCGGGCTCCGGCCCCGATCAACCCGGTAGGAGTGCGCGCGAACGCGACAACCGACCGGAACGACCCACGCTCATACGACATGGAAGCCCGATTGAGGCAGGTCCGGTCGAACAAACAGCCATTTTTCCCATCCCAGGCCGCACCGCCGGGAAGGTCTAACTAACGGCCCGGATGGGCTCAGGAGAACGATATGTCAACCAATAGCTTGCTGAACCCGTCGCTCATCACGAAAGAAACCCTCGTGATGCTGGAAAACAACCTCGTGATGGCCGCGAAGGTCAATCGCCAGTTTGAGAACAACTTCGTGAAGATCGGTGCGTCACTGACGATCCGCAAGCCGAACAAGTTCACGACGACCCTCGGGCCGGGCCTGTCCGTGCAGAACATCACGGAACCGCAGACCTCGATTACGATCAGCAACCAGCGTCACGTTGACTTTCAGTTCTCAAGCCAAGACCTCACGTTGACGGTCGAGGAATTCTCTGACCGCTACATGAAGCCGGCCGCAGCAGCCCTTGCGAACCAGTTGGACGTGGACGTGATGTCTCAATACATCAACGTCAACAACCATGTGGGCACGGCTGGCGTGGTTCCGGCGAACTTCCAGGCGCTTGCGAACGTTGGTCAGCGCATGGATGAAAACGCAGTCCCGCAGGACGGCCGCATCCTGATCCTGAACGCGGCCGCATACTGGACGCTCGCAAACGGCCTGATCGGCGTGTTTGTCCGTTCCGTGGCCGAGCCCGCCCTGAAAGGCTATCTCGCGAACATCGCGAACTTTGAAATCTACATCGACCAGAACGCGCAGGCGCAGACATGGGGCCTTTACGGCGGTACGGGCCGCATCAACGGTGCGGGTCAGACGGGCTCGTCCATCGTGACGAACGGCTGGTCAAACAGCATCACGAACCTCATTCGCGCGGGTGACGTCATCACGTTCGCTGGCGTGTTCAACATCAACCCGCAGTCCCGCCAGTCAACGGGCCAGTTGATGAACTTCCTCGTCACGGCCAACGTGAACTCGGACGGCTCGGGCAATGCGACGATCCCGATTTACCCGGCCATCACGACATCGGGTGCTTACCAGACGGTCAGCGCATCGCCTGCCAACCTTGCTGCCATCACGCAGCTCGGCACGGCGAACACGTCGCTGTTCCAGAACCTCGCGTTTGTGAAGGACGCTTTCGGACTTGTGACCGTTCCGATGGAATTGCCGCAGGGCGTGGACTTCGCAGCCCGCGAGATGTTCCGGGGAATTTCGATGCGAGTGATTCGAGCATACGACATCAACAACGACGTCATGCCTTGCAGGCTTGACATTCTATATGGCGCGGCAACGTTCTACCCGGAACTTGCTTGCAGGTTGACGAACTAAGATGTCGAAGCTTCTCGACAGCACGGCACCATTCAAGCCGATCAACCCTTGGGGCAAGGCGATGCCAAAGCCCCAAGGCGGGTACAACTCGGACCGTCCGAAGTTGTTCCAGATTGCGGTGGATGTGGTTCGTCCCACGGGTGAGATTGAGACAATTCGGGTGTTTCCGAAGATGGAAAAGACCTTCGCGGAAGATTTCCTCGAAGTTGTTTCGCGAGAGATAATCAAGGGCAAAGAGAAGTCTTGGGCAAACCCAAGGCTTGTTGCCGGTTAAACAGGAGTTAGACAAATGCCAGTAGTTACCGCAGCCGCAACCGCAACCGCTGGCCCACGTCAGCTTTCGGACAACAACCCGAGCGGAACCAGCCTTGGCGCATCCGCCACGGACCTGATCAGCTTTTTCAACCAGACCCCGCAGACCCAGCCCACGCTGAACGCCTTGCAGGCTTTCCTGCGCGGTGGTGCAGCCGGGTCCGTCACGACCTATTCAACCACGCAGTCCCCAAGCATCGTGAACACGATCACGGGCGGCGAGCGTGCGATGACGGTCCAGACGGGTACGGGCTTCACCATGCAGCCGGCCACAACCGACCTGTTCTACGTGAACAAGCCGACGGCGCAGGCAGGCTTGGGCGTCTGTAACGTCCGTGTGAGTTCCGCCAACACGGTGCAGGTTGGCTTCCTGAACCCGAGCGCCGGCAACATCACGCCGACCGGCTCGGAAGTTTACAAGCTGGTTGCGGTACGCGGTATCCCGACGGTTGCGCTGACACTCAGCCCGGCCTCGGTTGCGGCGAACTCGATCACGGAACAGCAGTTCACGATTACCCCGACGGCGGCACTCCCTCAGGGCGTCTCGCCGGGCCAGCTTGTCCAGGTGTCAAAGCCAACCAACCAGGCGGGCTTGGACATCGTGGGTTGCCGCGTTGTTTCCAACAACGTCATCGGCATCAGCTTCGCCAACGTGACGGCCGCGCCGATTGTTCCGACCGCTTCGGAAGTCTACACGGTCTTTGCGACGGCCGGTCTCGACGCCCTGAACAACCTCATGCACTACGGCATGAACATGGGCACGATTGGCGCGACGGGTCCGGGCGTGGTCATCACGGGTGGCTCGACCACCCTGACGGGCGCACTTGCGACGGACATGCTGGTTGGCATCCAGAAGCCAACGCTTCAGGCGGCCGCGACGAACGCCAGCATGGTGTATCCGGGCGGCTCGGTCTTCACGGCTGACACGTTCACGCTTGGCACCTTCGGTGTTGGCACGGGCGGCACGCTGACGGGCTCGGAAGTGTACGGCCTCACGGCTTATCGCCTGAACCCGACGGGCCCGATCAGCGTGTTCACGCAAGCCCTGACCCCGGTCAGTGTTGCGGCGAATACCACGGCCGAACAGACGTTCAGCATTTCCAGCCCGAACCTGCTTCCGGCCGGCTCGAGCGTCTGGATCAACAAGCCGTCATGGCAGGCGGGCCTTGGAATTGCGGGCGTCCGCGTTTCTGCGGCGAATACGCTGGCTGTGACGTACATCAACACGACTTCGGCGGCGATTGTCCCGACTGCGGAAACGTATGTCATTGGCGCGTTGAACCAGGTTGCGCCGGGCGCGGGTAACTGCGTGTACCAGCACACGGCAGCCGGTCTTGAGCGCACGACAGCCTTTGTACAGGCGCTTCGCGCGGCCCTGTCTTCGGCCACCGGTGGTCTTGGCCTCTTTAACGGTACGTAGTAGGTTAGGGGTGGCCGCTCTTTTCTCCTCCGTTGGGAGCGGTAAACTTGGAGCCCGGGACGAGTATTCCCGGGCTCATTTCCCAGAACAAGGAACCCCTCATGTCACATCAAGAATTCCCGAAATGGATGGCTCACCCTCACGCGCAGAAGTCGGTTCCCGTCAAGACGGAACCGGGCGCTCCGGACAAGGGGCTGTTTTCGTCAGGCTACCAAGGCACGGTGGAGAAGTTCCCGCCCGTCACGGTGAACAATGAAGACGAAGAAGCGCAGTACATCGCGAAAGGCTACGCGGAAGCGGGCAAGAGCAATCCGTGGGCCCATGACAACGCCCAAGCCACTCCAACCCCTCCCGGCTATGAGCCCCTCCAATACCCCAAATGGGTCAACGGGACGTTGGTCAATAGCGTTGCAGAGGAAGCGGCTCTTAACCCGGCTCCGGTTGTGGTGGCTGAAGTCGTGGGAATGGCAGATGAGGCTGTTCCGGTCCCGGTAAAGAAGCGTCCCGGCCGCAAGCCGAAGGTTCAGACTGATGGAGCGGCTGGCGTCGCATGACAACCGCACTGGACCTCATCACGGACAGCCTGCAATTGCTCGGGGTTTACGCCCCGGGCGAGACGGTCACGGACGCAGACGCGCAACGTGGCCTGAACACGCTCAATCAGATGATGGATCAGTGGTCCAACCTCTCGCTCGTCACGTATGAGGTGCTTGAGCAATCGGCCACGCTCGTTCCGGGCACGCAGTCTTACACCATCGGCACTGGCGGGGTGTTCAACATGACCCGCCCGATTCGCCTCCTGGACGGCCCCGGGCGGGCTTACGTTCTCGACACGAACGGGAACAGCTATGACCTGAACGTGGTTGACCGGGCGTACTGGAACCAGATCGGGAACACGAGCCCGACCGTGGTGACGAGCAATTTCCCGAACACGCTGTTTTACGACCCGCAATTCCCGCTTGGCGTGATGTGGTTCTATCCAACGCCATCCATCAGCTACACGGCCTATTGGGACTCCATGTTGCAGTTGGCCCGGTTCACGAGCCTGACCAGCCTTCTGAGCCTGCCGCCGGGCTATGAGCGGGCGATTGTCACGAATTTGGCCGTCAAGATTAAGCCATACTTCCTGTCCGCCCCGCTGGATCCGGAAGTAGCGATTGAAGCGACGATTGCGCTCGGTGACATCAAGCGCAGCAACCTCCGGCCCATGCGGGCGCAGTTTGATGGGGAAATCGTCACGAAGTCGCGTGGGGTCTACAACCCATATACTGACGGCCAAGGCGGCGGGACACGGTGATCCATGAA